CCGAAAACTACTTTGTCGCAAGAGGTAGTAGGGGTTTACACTGTGAGAAACTTCCGGGATCTCAAGCCCGTCGGCCAGCCGCTATGTAGGCCGAACCACCACTATCGCAGGTATCGCGCGAGGCCATTTCAAGCTGGTCTCGTACACTTATTGGGCAGTCACTCCTACGTCCCCATAATGGGATCTGCTTATAAAATTGTACATTTCCTTTCGGCACCCTGAGTACATAATCGTTCCAACAATCGATCCATAGTGGTCTCACAAACTGTGAAACCAACTCCAAGGGAATTGGACTTAAACTAGTCCTTTCATCAAAGTACTTTTCCATTCTAAGCTGAGATTCTACTGGGATATTGTAACGCGCTTCAACCAAAAGTCTTGTATTAATTCCGGGGACCCCTCTCAAGGGTGTCGCCTTAATGGCCGTAACCAAGCGATCCTTATCCCATGAGGAGGATTTACTCTTCCGTACAAAACGAAGCATTTCTCCGTTACCAATTCCACACGTCAACCGTAGAGTGTGCTCTGCCAAGGCACCCAATATAGGACACGAACCATATTCATAAAGCATTGATAAAGCCTTAGACCTAAGAAGCTTTAATAATGACCTATCGGAGGCATTCAAATACTGCCTCGACGACCAGCCAAATTTAAGCATTGCATTAATTGGGTTTGTCACGTTAATGCGATCACTGGAATCAAACACCAGTCCGCAAAAACTCGCCTCCTCAATAGAAGGGACTTCATCCAATTTAACCCATAGGCCGAGATCCTCAAAATCTTGTTTAGTGGGCGGGGTTCCATCAACCCGGGTGAGTCCATCATCACCTTCCACAATCATTTCACAAGTTGAGCCTTTCTCATGGCATAAAAACTTCATAAACATTAGATTCGCAAACCCGTTTCCAAGCGACGTACACATCTCACCACTCATTCTGGTAGCATCTACATCAACACTGAAAGAGCCAAATTCGCAATGATTTCTCCCGGCTATAATATTATTTACATCTGACATGAACTGGTCATAATCAGGAAGCCTCGAAGACATCCAATCGTAAAGCTCTATTTCTACAGCGTTCATGATGTCTTTCGTAAACAAAGACTCAAAAGACGTGTAGTCCGTCACCAAATATCGCCCGCCTTCAACATACAACATATCCAATATGTACTGAGGGCGGTCTGGGACCGGAACATGCTTGATAAACGAGGGATGTGAATACACTGATTCTTCAATCAATTTAAATATGGGGCCGACCCTACATTTAAACATATCAGAACGGGAATTTATGGGCCGCGCGTGCTTATATACATCGGCCTCTACATAATATTCCTCTTTGATAAATGAATTCACTCCACTTACATCGGGATCCTTGGTGGGGTCGCCAGAGTAATCCTGGAAGACAAACAAAAGTTCCTTCCGTCTCCAATCGGGGTAATTTGAATTATCTACCCAACGACGCACCGAGCAATCTGCATCACTTGCAACAGGGACGAAATTTTGCCTAACGAAGGCTCGCGTGAACGTCCTCAATCTCTTAATGAGTTCTGCTCTTTTAGCAGGATCACGCGCGTTAGGAGGTTTCCGTCCAAACCTATAAGCTGCGCCAGCTAAACCCGTGTCTTGATGCTTAAGGTCAGGCTTCGGGGGGCAGGCTCCTTCAATATGAATACCTAATGAGACAGAATTCGCCAGACGATCCTCTTCCAATCGCGGAGCGTCATTGATCTTGAATTCTATCCCGTCCTTCATACGGGGAATATCAGCCTGCTTCACCTCACCGAAGCGGTAACCATAAGCCACGACACGGCGGCTTAATTTAGATGGCGAGAGAGAAAAGGGGCAATCACCTCCCTCTTCTGTGATTGCGATAGATAATAGCCATGTGCAAAGTCAACGGTCTGCTGGAGTATATCCTCCATCTTCAGGGTTTTCCCCCTAGAAAAGTTGACTAAATGCAGGGATCCAGCAAAATTGTTCAGTGCCTCAAACACCAAATCACTTTCGCGACCCGCGGCCATTATTTTTGGGTTGCACATCTGCATAAAAGCCTCAATCGACATCTCGTACTCCTGTGCCTCAACACGCACCTCCTCAAAGGAATTATCGCTGAACACTGGAGTGTATGGAATGTGACTAGACTTTTGAATGCAGTATCTAGCATATATTGGGTTAACATACAGCATATCCCTTGCTTTATGCGATTCGGGACGATCATCATCGTGTTCTTCTTTAAGAATCTCCGATATACTATATTCATAATTAACCTCATACCGCGAGTACAACTGCTTTATCGTCCAGTTCCAAACAGTGGAAACAAATGTTCTAAACACTGTGAACAAAGACGCAGCCAGCGCTCCTCCAAACGGTATTACGGCAACCCATGGGCTTACTTTACTCAACAGGGATTGACTTGCTAGAAACAATAAAACAAGAAAGAATAGTATCACTCCAGCCAAAACGGCGAGCACTATTTTGCGCCAATCTAAATAAGGCACAAACTGATTAAACTTAAATGACAGTTTACCAGCTTTCCTGCGAATCCAATCAATCCGCTCTACTTCACACTGTAAGGCTTCAGCTTCTTCAGCTGCCTTCTTCGCCATTACGGCTTCTTCTTTAGCGCGATAGTAAGCATCATCTCCTGTTTGAGGACCGAGATCGTGCTCTATTTCACGTTTCTCGTCCACTGCCTCCCTCAAAGCATCCCTTGTCCCTGCTTCGAGGTCGGTTAAATCCTTGAGTGCATCCCTTAATTCGGAACCACTTCGGTTGGCTTTAACCTGCCAATGACGACTGGTCTTACAATTCTTGGCAATATGGCCAAGCTTGCCACACAAATTGCACTTTTTATCGGCAGCGCAAAACCTCGTGGAGTGCCCAACTTTACCGCATTTATTGCAGACTGGCTTTCCACTATTATATAAATTACATGATGTTTCACGGTGGCCCACTCTTCCGCATTTATTGCAGACAGGGCCTTCAATTATAAATGGCTCGTCAACCATCTTCGGGTTGGAGTGGCGGGATTTTCCGGGAGTCTTGATCGATCCTAATTTCCCTGACCAAGGCTTCTCGTAATTCTTACCTTCACCATCTTCAAATTCGTTCAACGTGTTTAAGGCATCAAACATGTTGGTTCTCCGATCCCAACCTGGATTGGTTTCTATTCCGACTAAAGGTCCGTCAGAGTCTGGGTCACTTTCAAACCAGCCCTCTACTACCTCATAGTCGTCGTCCTCCGATGCATACTCGACTTGCGCGAATTCACTTGCGCTGTTGTCACGAGATGTGCGATCACCGGATCCAATATAGCGAGCAACACGTTGTCGCATGGCCGTTAGTTCATTCTCATACTCAGATTGCCACTCCCCAGGGATAAACTCCGGAGAGGACGAAAGCATACTACGGTTGTAAGTTGTACTAAACATGTTGTCTTTTAAGCTTGGACGAAGTGGATGTTTATCGTCACCCAGACGCCGGGTTTATAGCCTCCGGAGGCTCTTCCCGCCCAAAGGGCGGGGCGTGTCTCGGTCGGCTTTAGCCGTTAGCCGAGAAGCTTCTCCCCCAGTTACCTGGGATCCATCGTGGGTGTCAACGCCACAAAGCATGGGATTCGCCCATGAGAAATTTTCTTTCTTTACACCCTTGGGAATCTAACGCTCCTCCACGCGGCACCATTCTTCTATTCGCGGCATGTGCTTACCGCTATTCCATGAATTAGACGGCTACCCATCTAATGCTACCTCCCAACGTCATAGTACCTGCAGTGTATGACGCAGTAACTGGGACGGTAAACGCATCTGTGCCGTTCGCACTGACAAATACTGACGCACTTAGTTCAAACACTTCTGGAGCTCCTGATCCCGCAGTTACTCCAGGGCGACTAAGGGTCGCGGTATACAGCGATGCTCCATTTTTCTGGACATCCATCAGCTGATCTCCATCATTGTTGTTGGTGTTCGAAGACACAACAGTTACATCAACAAGATAGTTGCCAGCCGGGGGTACAAAAGACCCGCTTGTATTTAATATAGATAACCCATTTGTCGTTGCAGTAGCGAACGCAACGTTCTTCGCCACAGTGGTAGCTCCAGCGGCTTCAGCAGAAGTAGACTGAAACCACGAAACCTGGTTATTATTAGGGGCGCTTGTCGTAGAATCAAGCACGCGGTTCATGAAAAACCCTGCGTACCGAACGTGCAACTCACCAATGGCGCTAGTCGCACCTTGGCTGTCGGTCACAACATTAAGATTTCCCAAATCATAATTCTTAATGTCGCTGCCTCCCGGCAATCCTGCAGGACGGACATACTTGGCATCAGTAAAGGCCTGATCCAGCATATGAGGTTCAATAATTAACGCCATATTCTCCCATGGAGCGCACGACTCTGCAGGTTCAGAGTCCATAGCCTGCTGCTTCGACACGGGGGGCGGATCCGCGGCATCAAAGTCCATCGAATACACAACCTTTCCAATTGCTGTAGCACTAGTTGCATTAAGGAGTGTTTGATAATAAAACTCCAATTGCGTAAAATAATAACGTTCATACAACACAGCCTCTTTACTAAGCCAAGGGAACAAAGTAGCCTGTCCCGGATTGACGGGGAACTGAACAGCTGAAAATGTATTACCACCCAGCACATTCGTAACCTCTTCGTCTCCGTGGAAGGGATAAATTCTACCTCCCGGCCTACTTGATCCTATCTGTCTTGACAAGGGTGACGGATCAACTGGGCGGAACCTCTCAGGTCCCATTCCCAGGCCATCATCACGCTGTCGTCTCATCCCACGAGCTCGTGGAGCACGATTCCTTCTTCGTTGCCTTTTAGCCATGCCTGTAGGAAAACGCAAGCCAACTCGAGTTCTCCTCGATCCTGGCTGACCTCCCGCTCTAAACGCACCGGTGGCCAACAATGGGCCAATCTGACGGCGACGGCCTTGTCCGGCCGCTCTTAATCGTATAGAACGTCTCCTACGCTGGCGCTGCGGTAAAGCAATAACCTCCATCGTATTAAAATTAATAAAGCACTAAAAGTTTTAAAAGTTTAACAAAAACAGTGAGACCCTCACTGACAAAATACCACACAACCACGGCTGGTGTGTGTA